TGGTATGCACCTCTCTTTTTTCTGGTTATGGCATCTCCCCCGGCGCTAATACCGGGGGATTATCCATAGTTTACAACCCTGTCAGCCTGTCTTGTCTAGCCCGTGAGCCTCACGCCCAGCTCCGGTCGAACGGTGTCCCATCCGAACAGAATGTCCGCCCTGGTGATCTCCTTGTAGTTCGTGATGTCGAATGCGGTCGCAATGGCAATAGCCAGCCCGAGATCCTGATCCGTTGCCGTAGCCCACTTGACGGACTCTCCGGCACTGGACGGTGTGTCTAACGGAACCATCGCCATAGCGAAGCAGTCGGGATGGAAGAGCATATTCTGCTTGTACGCTGTCGATGCCGTTCCCAGAACCGTCACGTTGTCATTCACGGCTGGGATGTCGTTCACGGTCTGGTAGGGCAGATCCTTGCTTGTCTGAGCGCTCGAGATGATCGCAGGGCTTACGCTCACGGTAGCATCCCCGGAGGCATCCGCCGTGGCCGTAGCCGTAGCAACAAACTGCCGCAGGGTGTTTCCTTCCCAGGCATCGCCGGAGATGGGGTTGACCCCAGCCACCGTGGCAAAGGTCAAGATGTCCCCAGCAACGATCGTCCCGGTCGAGGCCGTAAGGCCCTTCAGGGCGATAGCGGTCGCACCCTCGGAAGGCTGCGTTTTGACCTGCACCGTAGCCGTGCCGTCCGCCTCTGTTGCGCTGGTGCCCGTTGTATGGTTGGTCAAGTTCTGATCCATGAAGAAATCCATCAGGGCGAAATTGCCGATGAAGCCCTTCCGAACCAGCGTATCGACGATGTTCTGCTGAAATACGCTCTTGAGTTCTCCATCCGCCATTGACCAGTGTGCCTTCGGGGACAGAACCGCTACCCGGTCTTCGCGAGGTACGGCCTCTTCGTCCATCCGCTGCGCTGCGTCCGCAAGCACGCCGAACGTCGAGGGCGTAGTCCCGGGGGTTCCAACAGAGTTGTAGAGATTGACGTACTCTGCTGCGCCGAGGGCATCGACCTTGTTTGCCAAGCCGATGACTTTTGGCCTCATATACTTCTGCCAAAAATCCTCAACGTCCTGGGTCTTCTGCACGACGGTAAAGTCGAGAGCATCGTGGTAATGCTCGTCAACGCTCACGGTCGTGCTCTTCTCCGAGCTGTCCACAAGGGCGATCGTAGCCCCGCTGGTCGGCCTGGACCGGTTCGGCAGGTGGATCGTTACCGAAGATCCGACCTGATACCTGCCGACGGACCGGAATTCACTGTTGAACCCCTTGAAGACCCGGCCGGTTAGGGTTAATTCGTTCATGAGATAAAACAATGCCTTTTGCGCGATAACGCTGTGTGTCAATAGAGTGTCTGCCATGATCGTTCTTCCTTTTTAGGTCTTTACCCCCGCCCGCGCTCGCCGTTCCTTTTCCCATGCGGCAAAATTCTCCTTCTGGGCCCTCTTGTTCGGGTCCGTTGCGTCCGAAGGAGTACCGACCCCGGGGCCAATTCCGGGTGTGGGATCGGGGGCATTGGTTGGTTTCTTAGGAGGTGGCTTGTCTTGCGCTACTTTCACCTCGATTTTGCCGATTTCCTTTGCCTGTTGAGCAGGGGAAAGGGCCATGATTCGGGAATGTTCAGTGCGATTCTTGCCTAGATAATGGAATACTTTCGCAAACATCGGTCCGTCTGCGGCCTCGAGCATAACCTCGGTCATCCTCAGAGCAGGGTCCGTGGTCATTGCCACCAGATCCGGGTTCGCTTTTGCCTCTTCCATCACCTGAGCATGCCTCGTCTGATACTTCCCTTCTGCCGTCCTTGCGGTAGTCGCTCGACCTATGCCCGTATTTACTTCGTCAGCGATGTACTTCTTCAGGGCTACGTTGTATTCCGCATCCGTGTCGAAGTCTCCGGGCAAGGGGGCTGCGGGAACCGCGGCTTGTGTCGGCGTTGGTTCCGGTTGCCTTGGCTGCTGTGACAGGATATCGACCTGCCCCTGCAATCGGGCTGCCCTTTCGTCGGCCTCTCGCTTTTCCCTGGTCAACTGGCTAATGCGTTCCTGCACACCGTCTTTTTTGATAGGCGGTGTTTCCAAGGATGCCGGATCCTCGACTATCCCGACTGCCCCTGAGATATCGCCCTCAGTAGCGCCTATGGGTTCCTGGTTCTCATCTACCACTGCTACCGCTCCTGCATTTTCCTCTGGCATTTTTACGCCCTCCCAGGCGGATTTAACCCCGCTGTATGTGCCCCAACGGTAGGGATTAGAGAATTATTCATTCGTGTCGTATGGCAAGATTCGCCAATTTGTTATAGAACACCTGAAACTATCACGACAAAGCGATTTGCCTTTTTCAACAAAAGCCTCTGCTTCTTTTCTCGTCTTGAATAACTGTTGCATGGATTCTATTGAGCTATCAGAGCATACCTGTAGTGTTTGGGCATCATATTGATATTCAATTCCATATTCACTTTCAGGCATCTCTACAACGGGGCAAGGTACGAGAAAAGTATTCATAATTGTCCACAATACGACCCACTTCACCTTTTATCTCCTTCTCTCCACCTTATTTGCGGCCGACCATTCACCACGTCATACATAACCCGCCGACCTTTGGAATCCTGGACTATCCGGCCCTCTTTCGGGTGAGATCCCTTGAAATCCCGCTCCCGGGGGTCGTTTTCCCGCTCGATATGCCGGTCGATGGACTCCAGATCGCCGTTTCTTAGGAGTTCGTCGCTCATTGCTGACCTCCACCTCCTTGTAATTGCTGTAAAAGTGGCCCTAACTGGTCCAGAGTTGCTTGTAGTCGCTGTACGTTCTTTCCCTGTTTTGCCTCTTTTTCGTCTATATTAAGTTGCGTTTCCTCGTTTTTGAGAAGATGCCCCTGTAATTTAGCCGCGTCCATGAACTGCTCGATGGTCGGCTGTTTCTGCTGGCCCTCTTGAGCCTGTAGTTGCGCCTTTTCCTCGTCCGTCAAGTTCCTGAACTGGGGTGGAAGCATCTTCTCCAGCATTTCGGCGGTTTCCGTAGCTCCCGGCCAATCCATGTTCTTCACGATCTTTGTAAGCAATATGAGCCCCGCCATAGGCTCTTGAACGGACCCGGCAAGGCTGGTAAGGGCTTCGGCTGTCTCTATCCGCTGGGTCGTGAAATTCGGCCCTGTCGTGACTGTCACAAGGTATTTGCCCTGCGTAAGGTCGTTCAGGACCACGTCTTCCCCGGTATCCTCGTCCCGCACGGTCTGGTTGATCGTTACGAACTCGTCGGAGCCGTCCTCGTTCAATACCAATAGCTGGCGTTCGGTATCGTAAATATGGGGTATCAGATCGACATAGATGTCCGCCTCCAGGGTTATTGCGTTCACCAGATTGTCGGTAAACTCGAAATTCGCAACGTCGTTCTCGCGCTGCCGGGCTAGAATAGCCTTCCCGGATTTCTCGTTCCCCTGCATTCCCAGGCTCGCCGACTGGATCGACATCGTATCCTTCATGTCCTGGGTCGCGGTAGCACTCAGCATGGTATTTCCGCTGGATGCTTGCGGCGGGTTCGGGAAATACGGTGGCGCTTTTGCTGCTGGATCTGTGTTGTAAAGCAGATATTTCAGCTTCTTGGTGCTTTTCCACATATCCTCGAAACCGGCAATCTGCCCCTTGGTCAGCACGGCAGGAGGGATCTGCGCTAGAGCTACGCGCTCGGTTTCAGCCGTTCTCTCGTAGTTATACATGCGCTGCGCGTCTTTCGAATACCGTATCAGGGACCGCCGGAAAGTCTGGTTTCCTATTTGCAGTTCCTTGCCCCAGACCGGAATGATGGGGATGTATTTGCCGGGCCATACGAACTTTCGGAACTTACCTTCTTTGTCCCTAATATCCTTCTCGTCAGTGAATTCCAGAATGAACTTACCGGCGTCATTCTTCGGGCCGTCGATGATCTGAGTGCCGTCAACGATGTATTTGACCACAACGTGAGAATCTACGGTCCGTTCTCTAACGACTTCGGGGGCCTTGTTGATAACCGCCTCTTCAAAGCCCGAACCTTCGGGCGCCGGCCCGGGTGTCGGGATCTTCTCTCCGTTCGGACCCATCGCAACGTGGACTATCCGCTCTTTCGCCTTTAGTTCGTCCTGGACTTTCTCCCACTTCACCGCACTGTAGGTCTCTCCGTTATCCAAGGACACAAGCCGCTTCTTGAACGGTCTTTTGATCCAATAAACAGCAACCCGAACGCTATCGTCATCAAACCACCACTGGTAGGGGGTTCCCGCATATCCCTGCTGAAATTGGGACGGCTCGAGCTTGGGATATTTGGCCTTAAAGTCCTTCTTTCGGATCATGTCCGTTTTGAACCAATAGCGGGCGTCTCTTGCGTCAACCTCGACGTGCATCGGATCGACGAAACAGGAAAACTGGTTCTTTATCCGCCTGGTCCTTATTTCCTGGTCGAATGTATCGTCATCCGCGAAATCGGAGTCAATCTCATAGAATCCGAACCCGTTCTGAAGGGCTCCGTCAAACGCGGTCTGTCTTGCTATCCCAGCCTTCGATGCCTGCTCGATCTGACGGATCAAGCCGTTGTAAACATCAGCCAATTCTTCGGGCTTGTTGTTCTTCTGGTCATTGCTGTTAGGATGATTGGCCCTGACCTTGATCTGCATCTGATTTAGCCTGGCATCTCCCTTGACCTGATCCACGAACGACGGAAGCTTGTTGATTGTAAGCGATGGCCGGAAGTCCTCTTTTCTCTGTTGTAGGGTTATCGCGTCCCACTGGTTGCCGTTCAGGTTCTCCAGGTCGTCCTCTGCGGCAAGGCGGTTCGTGCTGTCGTAGGTATACGCCCAGTCGAAGTTTTCACGGATTTCTGCCATGAACTGGGCCTCGTCCGTCTTGTTTTCTCTAGTATCGACTATCGGATTGCCGGACATATTAGCTCGCCTCGGTCAGTATGAGAGTAACCGCCCCGGATGACTGGGTAGCACAGGTGAGACGTAGGAACCTCTCCCCCGTACCCCGAGGGATGGCCCTAATATAGTCTGAAATATCGATCCACGCCGGGTCTTGTCCAGAGGTAACTAGCACCAGGTCGTTACCATCGGCAGGGTCGAGGATCGGCACATACGTTGAGCCGTCCAGGGAGTATTCAATTCCGATAGCCCCGTTGTCCATTGCAGGGAAGTACACACCTGCGAATGTCGTCCAGGGCTGAAGACTGAAAGCTGCGGAAGCCGTGCCGTTGTTCGCGACGATCAGATTTGTCTCTAAAAACTTGTGCGCTTCGTTTGCCATCTTCTTATCTCCTTATGAGCCAATAGAGTAACCATGTAATTTTACCGCGCAGTCTGCCGGCGGGGGTTGCCGGAGCCGTTGCGGACTCTAGCATTCCCTGACTTCCGAACAGACTTGCTATATTCCCTCCGCCCGTAGCGGAAACGTATGTCTCCGTATATGCTCCGCCCGAGACGAACCCTGTAGGGTCTATTCCGTTATATAGGGCCATCTTGATCCTTTCGGGCAATAAAAAAGGCGGCTTTCATGGAGTCGTGGCCCCACGATGCCGCCTGATTTACTTTCGCCTTCCTCCCGTCAGAGGTCGGCTAGCCCTTTATCCTATTTCCCTGATAGTAGTGCTATTATCTCCTCGTTGTAAAGTGCCGCGAAATAGATTGCCATCAAGAGAATGTAAGCCGCGCCGAACCCAACAAAGCTGAGTCTCGGCACGAAAAAGAACATTTTTACCTTCTGCCATCTACTCTGTACGCCTATCCTCCGCGTTCTGGATTCGCACCGTCTGACGGCGCAGGAGTATTGGTTCATCAAGTCTCGGGCCGCATCATTTGCAGCGCCTTTTTGCATTAACCGCAAACATTCGGATCGGATATGGTTAAACATTTCGTGCCAGCCTGCTCCGTACTGCCCATTCCCCCGGAAGTGGAGGCCGTTATGCACAATGTCG